AACAGTAGATGGATTTTTAGCACATGAGGTAACAGCAGTACCAGAGGCTATAACAGGAACAAAAGATGCGGTTGATTCTGATAATAAACCTATTTATCAAGGAATAGATCAAAGTAAACTTGTTCCCTTGTTGACTGCTGCATTACAAGAAGCAATAACAAAAATAGAAACCTTAGAAACTAAAGTTGCAGCACTTGAAGCTGGATAATGGAACTACTGATGTAAAAGCTGCGTGGAAGGCTAAACTAATAGCAGATAAATCTACTTAACTTTTTCTTGCAACTGCCTAGTCATTAAGCCGATAGTGACGTAGAGAGGGCTGATTGCTACTATAAGTAGCAGAACGACTAAACTCATTAGTGAGCAAGCTCGTATTATTGACTCTTTTACCATGAGAAAAATTCTTGATGCTTTAACCATCGTATCCACAATCCTTGTTTTAGGAATATGTGGCGGTGGTTTTTTTACATATAAGTATGTAACGTCAGAGCAATTTAAAGCAAAGATGATGAACAAAGTACTAGGAGAAGTAAAAGGTTTATTGCCAAATGTACTAGATAAAGGTTTACCAAAAACAACAGGCCCATCACTACCGATTCCTAAACTTTAAATATGAATTGTTGGCATTGCCAGACTGAACTTATATTTAATGGCGATCAAGAAATGGCAGACGATTCTAGGTATTCAACAATGACTAACTTATCTTGCCCGAAGTGTTTCTGTGAAGTAGAAGTCTATCTGCCAAGAGATGCCTATGACTGAAATACCAGAGATACATATTCCTGAGATCCATATACCATATACCCACCTACCTAGTTATGACCATTCAAATGTACAAGTAATTGGTTGTACGCATTACCATAGAGATACAAAGAATACAGGCAATAGAAATCTAATAATAGATGACCCCAATGGTGTTATAAGTAACTGCCCTTATCCAAGTTTCTATCCTCTTAACTATCAACCAGATCAATTAATTATTGTTGAGGAAGCTGCACCAATACAACAGGAATCAAAGCCTTTACCAGAAGGCAAGCCACCTAAAGCAGAGATCCCGAAAGATAAAAAAGAAGAAGATGAATATAAACCATGCCCTCCTAAAAATGCACCATATAGAGAAGGAGATTTCAAAAATGAGCTTCGGCTTGAAAGGTTGGTAAAATATGAACGAGACATATCAGATGGTTCCTGTAATGCAGTCTGGGAAGAAGTACCTTTCATCGACCAATACATACCTACTCCTAGCACTATTGTCTCAACTGCTGTTATTGCATCTGTGGCTGCGACTACTCCGATTCTTTTAAATTTAGTGAAGCCTATTGTTAAACAGATAATTAAAAAACTGACAAAGAAGAAAGATAAAGTAGAATAAGAAAACCCTATTTATTACGGCATTGGATAGGGTGTCTAGGTAGACAAGTCTGACCTGTGCTTGTCTACTGCTTTATTTGTTGAGGTTGTGGGATAATTTTTTTGTAAGGCATCTCTTCCCATATAAGCCAATCCTTTGGTTTGGGTGCTAACAAATAACAATCTTTATCACTTGTTAGATATGCTTCAACAAGTAACTGTATATCTGCTGATAGTGCGTCATTAGTATCAGCTAGTCTGTGATAACTATTGCCTAGAAATATCATTCCTCCTGTTAAGATTGCTGCACCAAAGTAACCTATAGTTGCAACTCCGAAATGTAATTTAGTCATCTGTTTTTATTTCGTGAGTGTGTGGAATAACTTGATTAGGAGGTACTGTAACTTGTATCCCTTCACAAATACTTGCATACTTGCCTGTAAAAGTAGCTCCGAGTTTCGCTTGCTCTGAGCAAACCTTAAGTCTAAAGAGTGCAAGTTCAAGAGAAGTCTTCTTATATAACAACTCTTGATTTTTAATATTAATTTCTGTCGCTTTATGACAAAGATATGGTGCTTTTCCTAGTGGGATATTTAGTTGTGCTGAGATTCCATAGTTAATATTAAAGTTATCCTTTTCAAATCTAGGTGTTTCTTGAATATATTTTATAGCACCTGTATCTTCGTTATAAATATTTTGTCTGGTTACTGTTTGTCTTGGAAGATTATATGTATGAGCATCAGTTACATAGGGTGTAATCGTAAGACTAGGAGAACTACATACAATACCTTGTGACATCCTGAACTGAGGGCTGCTATTTGGCATTATTTGTGTCGCATTATTATTAACTGTTCCCTGTGCTTGGCTGCTTGGAGAAGCTACAGTTGTATTAGCCAAAACCCTTACAGGGCAAAGGATTATAAGGATTATTGACCAAAGGTAGTTTCTACTGTGGTGGTAGTTGTTGTATTTATAACCCGATCTATTTTTGTTATAGTGTCCAAACCACTTCCAATTACTGACTCGACTAAACTGAAAGGTTGACCTGCGTTTACTATTTTCCATCTAGGCACACCTTCCAACGTAGGACTTGTATATGAGAAGTTAATCCCACTAGCTGTCTGTGTGGCTTCTGCGGTAGGTATTGAATTGATATAACCATTAACATCTGCACTCTCTATATTCGTGCCTGAAACACTTAAAGTGTACCCTGTGCGGTACTGGTAACTGGTTATGCTCTCGGTTACTACACTTTGAGAAGTACTGTTTGTTGAAGAACTTCCTGTGCGAAACGTAGGTACTACTGGATTTGCAAAGGTTTTGAGAGGGAATAATATTATTAATAGCAGCCAAAGTTTAATCAATCTATTGTAATTTGAACTGAAGTTGACCCAACACAGCTAGAACCAGATCCAAATGCACCACTACAAGTATGAACCCCTGAAGATAAAGAGGTCATTGCACCTGATCCGAGAGTACCTCCACTACCTATTGTTGTCTGACCTCCTAAGTGTGGTAGTGCTGCTATCCCTGATGATGGAGTAACTGCTGATGGTGTCGCATCTCCCATAGTTACCGATTCCGTTAGAGCAAAACTAGACCCTGCTGTGGTAACTGCCTTATCAGTTTGTATCATTGCTGGAACACCTGCTGTCAGGCTGCCTACATTTAAGCCACCAATAGCACCAGAGGTTGTAGACCCTCCTGATGTCACGCTAGGAGTGATGTTTGTACCTGTTATTGAATAAGTCGTACCAAGTTTATTGGTAACAGAGTACGGCATATCTACAGTAATCTGTGCAGATGTCGTGAACTTCTGAGTTATATCAGCGTAAGCTGGTGCTGATATGAGAAATAGAAAAGGAAGTAGTTTTTTCATTTGTCTAATTTTCCATTGTTCTTTATATCTTTCCCTGTAATGGGATCGACTCTAATAACATCAGGTTTGTTTGTAATTAATTCTATTGGTTGTTTTATTATGATGGTTTGATAGCCACCATTGGAGTTACCAATAGCACCATTTTCTCCTTCTTTCTTTTTCTTCTTGGCTCCTTGTGCAGCGTTAACACTAATGCCTAAACCACCAAGAATGTTTCCAAGAAGCCCTGCTGCGAATGTACTATCCACTCTCGGTTGATCTGGAATATCCATACCAAACAAGTTATTAGGAAGTTTTATATATCCAAGAGACAAGACTAGCAAGCACCATGTCAAAATAAATGCTTGGGCCACAGTAGAAACTAAAAAGGTAATTTTCTCCTGATAGTCAGGTTTGTCATCTTCTATTTCTTTTTTCTTTTCGACTGTTTTTTCTGCCATAATTAAGTTTTATTAGTCATACTAAGCATAATTAGGAATTAAAGCAATGCCAGAGGTTTACGCAGCGTTAATAGGAGCAGCAGCTACAGCACTTGTTATGATCTTATCCAATATAAGTAACCGAAGAGAACGTGATATTCGTGATATATATTTTAGATTAAACAAGTTGTCGCAAGCAGTTAGCAGAATAGAAGGCAAGATACAATAACGTGTGCTATGTTTGGAAAAACCAACAAACTATGTACAAAATACTAAAGCCTATACTATTACGTTTCCTTACTACGACAGGATGCAAGAGATTAATAATAGATCTGTTGCGTGTCATATGCCAACAGACCTCAAATAACCTAGATGATCGTGCAGTTGATTTATTAGAGCAGAAATTATTTCCTAAACTAAACTAATATGAACCACAAAGAATTTTTTAATGTTCTTATGGGTAATCCACCACCTGAAGTTGAATTAGAAATAGAAATAAA